ATTTGATCGCTATGGACGATGCATTGCATTTGCAAAGCGATACACACTTACACTTGGTGAACTTGTAGCACAATTCCCAGAGTACGAAAGCCAACTACTTGGCCCATCTGGATTCAAACAAGATGTTAATAACTTGATTGAAATTATCCGCTATTATGATAAAGACCAATCTGTTGTATATATACCATCTAGACAAAACTTAGTTTTATCCCAAGCACGCAACCCATTAGGTAAGATGATGGTTGTAGTTGCCAAGCGTCCATCTGTTGATGGTGAGATGCGTGGACAATTTGATGATGTATTGGGAATTCAATTACTTCGTAACCGTTTTGCTATGTTGGCTATGGAGGCTGCAGAGAAATCTGTACAGGCTCCTATTGTACTTCCACAAGATGTACAAGAGTTGCAACTTGGTGGCGATGCGGTTATTCGTACCTCTAACCCAGCAGGTGTTCGTCGTGTAGAACTTACTATACCACAAGGTGCGTTTACTGAACAACAATTATTAAATCAAGAGTTGCGTGTTGGTGCTCGTTATCCAGAGGGACGTACTGGTAATATCGACGCTTCTATTGTTACTGGCCAGGGTGTACAGGCTCTTATGGGTGCCTTTGATACACAGGTTAAATCAGCGCAAGCAATCTTTGCTACAGCACTTCGTGATGTTATTGGTCTTTGCTTTGAAGTTGATGAGATGTTCTTTGATGAAGTTAAAACAATTCGTGGCGTAGATGCTGGTTCACCTTACGCATTAGAGTACAAGCCAAGCAAAGACATCAAGAAAGATTACTCTGCTGATGTTCGTTACGGAATGCTTGCTGGTCTTAATCCAGCACAAGGACTTATATTTATGTTACAGGCTCTTGGAGGTAAGTTAATCTCCAAGGATATGGCGATGAGAGAGTTACCATTTAATGTCAATGTTACGCAAGAGCAAGAGAAGATTGAAATTGAAGATATGCGTAATGCTCTTATCGGTTCACTTCAGGCATATACACAAGCCATACCCCAGATGGCTGCTGCCGGACAAGATCCTTCAGATATTGTTAAGAAAATCGCTGACGTTATTAAATCACGACAAAAGGGACAAGCAATAGAGGATGCAATTGAAGAGATATTTGCGCCTCAAGCGCAACAAGTTCCTCCTGCTGGCGCACCTTCTCAGGTTGAGCAAACGTCCCCTGCTCCCGCTGCTGCCCCAGTAGGAGGTCCTACACCAGAACAAGGTATGGCAGAACTACCTCCAGCAGAGGCTGCACCAGATATTCAAAGTCTTTTATCTAGCCTAACATCAGGCGGAGAAGCAAACGCAAGCGTAAGAACTATTCGACGACGATAATTAAGTAGGGGACAATGACAACAATTATTGGATTAGAACATAAAGACCGCTGCTTCATAGTTGCTGATAGCCAAACAACTGATGCAGATGGCAGGATTTATAACCATCCTGAAGTTAAAAAGATTTCAGAGAACGGTATGTTCTTAATTGCAGGATCTGGTGAAACATTAGCCTGCGATATAGCGCAACATATTTGGGAGCCACCAGTTCCCACAAAGCAAGACAAAGAAGATTTATATCATTTTATGATTGTAAAGGCTATGCCTTCTCTACGCAAATGTATGATAGAGAATGGTTATAACTTTGATGAAGATACGAAAGAATCTCGCTTTCAGTTTATTATGGCTGTAGGTGGAGAAATATTTGATGTTGACCAAGAGTTGTCAATAAGCAAATCTGCAGATGGAGTATACGCTGCAGGCTCAGGTGCAAATTACGCACTAGGCGCTTTATATGCTGGAGCAGATGCATACCAAGCAATGGAGATTGCATCTAGACTTACAGCGTTTACAGCAGGCCCATACATATCAAAAGAACAACCTAGAAAAATTAAGTAGGAGGAACTATGGCAGAGAACAGAGGCGGTTACCGTCCAACTGCACCACAGAATAATCCTGCAAATGTATCAGCAACTGGCGGAGCAGGACAATCTGGGACACAACCTGCACGTTATATGTCAGGCTTAGCCTATGGACAAGGTCAAGCACAAATGCAACAACAGACCTCTGCACCTATGGCTGGTAATCCTGTTGCTGCTGCACGTCCTATGGCTGCTGCACCTCAGGCTACACCAATTATTCCGATTGATGCACCAACTCAAAGACCAGATGTTCCTATTACAAATGGCATAGATATTGGGCCAGGTGCTGGCTCTGAAGCATTAGCACTTCCAGCAGCAGTCCCACAAACACAACAAGATAATTCTGCAAGATTAATTCAGGCACTATATCTTCAGGATCCAAGCAATGAAGATGTTCGACGTATGTTGGAGTATTTGAGCGCTGAAGGCAGGATCTAGTGGCATATCCAAAAATTAAAAAAGATGCCCAAGGAAATTATATAGTTGAAGGAACGATAGATAGAAATCTTACTCAACAACAATTAGACTATATTGACCTGCAGCAACAAGCAGAAATTCTTACAGGACCATCAGGAGATGAACTTAGAAAAACCATCTCATCAAATCCTAGTGCTTCGGCTGGTGTAGTTGCTGGCCTATACAAAAATGGATCTATTGGGTCCAGTAAACTAGTTGACACTTTTATAGAAATTGATGCACAGACAAAGGCAAAAAGAGAATTAGATCAATTAAAAGAAAATCAAAGAATATCAAACGAAAGTTTTAAAAATAAATTTTTGGGAATTCCATACAACGTGTGGACTGGTATTAAAGGATTTTCTCGTTTAACAACTGCTGGGCTATTTGCCCCAGTAGAAGCAGTAGTTAATACTTTTGGCAATATGGTGGCTGCCGCTGCAACAGGTAAAAAAATAAATACCGTCTGGGAAGGTATAGATCAAACCTATGCTGTTCAATCACTTAAGCAATTTATTCGTGAAGGAAAAATAGATACAGGTTCTGGATTTTTTATCAACGAAGAAAGTGGCGTTGGATTTAGAGTTCGTCAAGAAAAATTAAAGCAAGGTAAAATTTTAGTATTAGATGACGAAGGCGAAAAAGTATTAGATAGCGAAGGCAATCCTTTATATAGACCTTACTCTCCAATTGATCCTGTTTCTTTTGTTATGACTGGTGGAAATTTAGAGAGCGGAACAGCAAGACTTATAAACGCTATTGGTGAAATTGGATTAATGATTTATATGGATCCAGTAACCAAAGTTAATAAAGCCTTAAAGGCAAAAAATGCTATCGTTAAATCAGAAGCCTATGCAAAAGGCAGAGCATCTGCTGAAGATTTGAAAAAATTAACAGCACTTGATTCTGAAATTGCTGCTGCCTCAGATGAGTTTATAAAAGCAAAACAAGAACTTGAAATTTTTGATATAGCACCTGGACTTGAATCAGTTGCTGCTGGACAAAAAGCAGAGTTTCAAAAAGTATTTGATGAAAAATTACTAAAACTAACAAGTTTAGATGAAGAATCTCAGGCTCTTCAAAAAGGAATAAACTACGATGCGCTTGAAAAGTTTTTAAACGGTGACTCTGCCAAACCAATACTGGATGAAATTGCAGAAATGGATGACTGGTATGATATCTGGCAGGCAAGTAGAAGAAGAGGCAAGGCTGGATTTACTACATCTCAAGCAGTAGCACTTGCTGGCGCAAAGGATAGAAAGCAAGTTTTAGAAGTTTTAGCGCCTTTTATTGCCGATGGTTCAGTGGTCCAAAATGTTTTAGAAAGTGGCACATCAACATCTAGAGCCTTAAATAAAATTACTAAGGGTGTTGCTGCTAGGCCAGCCCAAGGTATTGCTGGATGGGCTGCCAAAGGTATTAAGAAAATTTCTATTGCGGAAAAATTATACAATGGCTTAAGCAAAAGTTATACTACCTATGTGCCAAAGCAAGGAAGTCTAGTACATTATCAAGACAAAGATGCTTTAGTAGAGGTTGTTTCTAATTTTGGTAGAGCATTAAAAGTTGACGAAACAGTATTAAAAGGTTTGGTTGACGATATAGTATTTAACGTAGATCCAAAAGTCTCTGCATTTCAAGCATCAACTAAAGTTTACGATGCTGTATTTAAGGCAAACGCCGCTGCTTTTGAAAAGGCAGGAATTGGTGCCGACAAACTACAGGAATTAACAAAAGTATTCAAAAAGAATGCAGAAGAACAGTCTAAATATTGGGCTGAATTACATAGGGGTGGCGCAAACATAGAGTTTGTTGTTTCTGATGGCAAAAAAATTACCCTTAGTGGCCCACATCTAGAGTCTGAACGTTTAAATTCTATGATTTATTTTCCGCCAGCCACAGAATTAATGAAAGAAATTTCTAGGGTCGGTAAGTACTCTCAATATATTCGTGGTTTTTCTAGATCTACTTACAATGCTGCAGATACTTTTACTAATAATTACTGGAAAAGAATTCTTTTAACTAGACCAGCCTATATTATTCGCAATATAGGTGAAGAGCAAATTCGTATTATGCTTAATGGCCATATATCATTCTACAATAACCCGCTAGCGGCTGTTGGTATGTGGCTAGGATCTGAAAAAGGTCCGGCCTGGAGAAAGATGATTAATAGTTTTGACAAACATCAACACAATGTATTTGGCAAAAATATTAAACTATCTACTGCTGAAGAACTAGCAAATGAAACTATTGCTAATACAAATAAATCTGGCTATTTCTCTCTTATGGGTGATAAAATAGTGGGTTCTAGAGGTGAAGTAGACAAAGTTTCTGTACTGCGTGGATATAATCTTGTTTATTCAAAAGATGAAGACTGGTACCTTGGATTAGCAAATGAACTTAGAATTTTAAACCAAGACAATATAGCAAAGATAGTTGCTAGAACTGCTCCGGGCAAAGAAGCGGATACAGTATCCTATCTTCTTTATGGAGAAGGTAAGTCTACTTGGGATAAATTTGTTAATGGTATACAAAATGCTGAAACAAGGTCTTTCTTTAATACTTATGAGGGCGCAATGGCGTACCTATTTACTGGCAAAGATTCTGCTGGTAGGGTGACATCTGTACGTGGACGTATCGAACAGGTAGCAGGGCAAGATGGAGCATCATTTCAAGCAATCATAAAATTGATTGGTGAGGGTGCGGTAGAAACTTCTGGTTATTCGCTTAAGGTCCCTAAGGAATCAGATGATGCTTTAAATTCTATAAAGAATGCTAAAGAAATTTCTTTAGGTAGAAAGAAAATTAAAGATGCAAATGAAGAGTTTGCAGATCAACTTAAAAAGGCTTTTGAAGGAATTGCAAATTGGGACAATGTTGCTATGAAGGTTCCTAAAGAAGTTGCAGTAATTTCAAAACAAAGACAATCTGCTTTTGAAAATTTAACTGACGGCTTTTTTGATTTTTCTGTTAAACTTGAAAAGAATTCAAGTATGGGTCCTGAGTGGCGTCAAAAATATTGGGATGTAGTAAGTGATGTAATCTACGCAGCAGATGCCGATGCTATTGCTCAGATTAGTAAAGTAGCACCCAAGTCTTTATTGCCATTGCTGAACCACGATGGAACTAAAAAAATAGGTATGGATCATTCGTTCTGGAAAAATGTCAAAAAGGCTGATGGTTCAGGAACTATGACTCTTGATGATATTGACACATACGCTAACAGAGTAGCAAGTCAGCACGTTAAAGAGTTATTTTACGATGCATCTAGGAAACGTTTACTATGGCATCAATTAAGATTGATTGCCCCATTTGGACAAGCGTGGGCAGACACTATAACAAAGTGGACAAAACTAGCCTTTGATAATCCTGCAGAAGTATATAAGGTTGCTCGTGGTTTAGAGTTTCTTCAATCACCACAATCATCATCCCTGTATGAATTGACAGATGCTAAAGATTATTACGATCCTAACCAAGGATTTTTCTTTACGAATTCATTCGGTCAAAGAGCATTCTTCGTGCCATATATGTCTACTGGTATGAATTTTTTAACAAACTTATTTAGTAAGGGAAAGATTAGTGGAGAAGGACCATTTGGTTCTCAGGGTAGCCCACAATCTTTTAACTTTGCTATTGGTTCTGGAATTCTACCAGGATTTGGACCTGGGCTTACTATATCTTTAAATATATTAGAAGGTTTTGGATTTGATCCATTAAAGGTTTTACCTCCTAGCACAAGAGAATTTGCAGAAAAAATTATTTTTCCTTTTGGTCGCCAAGATTTATCTACGGCACCTGGAGTTGTTCAAGCATTTACAACAAACAATATAGCCAGAATATCATCTGGTGTATTTGGTTGGGAAGAAGGATACGCTGCTGCATTTGCTCCAACAATGAATTATTTAGCAAGTGGTGGAGATTATAATCTTGATGATCCAAGAGATCAAAACAGATTAATGCAAGACTCTGACACATTCGCAAAAATGTTTACTATGTTTAGGGGTATGTTTGGACTAGCAAGTCCTGTATCAATATCACCAGCCGACCTTACTAAAGATAAGTCTGGTGACACTATGTTGGTAGCATCTTTAAAATCTGATTTTGCCGATCTAGAGAAAAGATACTCAGGCGATAGAAACAAAGCCTATGCAGATTTCTTTGATTTGTATGGACCTGAACAAGTATTTGCTTTAATATCTAGTTACTCAGGGCCTAATGGAACTGCTACGCCACCATCTAACCTAGCATCATATCAAATGATTTTAAGAGACCCTAGTGTTATAGATGATTATCCAGAAATTTATGGATACTTTTATCCTAATGGCGGATTTTCTATGGAACTATATAACTGGAACAAAAGAAGAGGCAAGTCAGAACTTTTGACTACTAAGCAGATTATGGAAAAAGCAACTAATCTACGCTACTATGCTGCTAGGGAAAGATTGCTTACTAAATCAGTAGGAGAGGGTTGGACAAGTACTAAAACATCCGCTGCCTTATCTAATCTTTCTGATAGTTTTAATTTAATTGGTAAGAAAAGTGTTTCTGATGCGTCTAAAGATGATAGAATTCTTAATCAATTACGTCAGGCTAGCCAAGATGAAAGATTTTTAGACTCTGAAGCGGTTGCTGGTATAAGAGACTATTTATATCTTCGAGATAAAACACTAGAACTTAATGGCAAGAAACCAAATGATAGTCTTGCGTTAAAAGGTTTTGAGACTCAACGCACATACCTAGCAGAGCAGGCTTTAGAAATTATTAAAAGAAATCCTGAGTTTCAAAAAGTATTTTATTACTTCTTTAAGAGAGAGTTAGAGGCTGAATAATAATGGTGCTTGACATACTTGTAGATCCATTTAACGTTTTAGGCACAAAAGAAGCCAAAGAAAAAAAGGACAAAGCAAAAAAACAAAACAAACCAGGCTCTCAAAAAACAACTGGTGCTACTGCAAGCGATTTTGTTAAAGATGCCGAAAAGGGTATAACTGTTGGTGATACTGGTAAGGGATCAACTTTATCAGGATTAGAATCAGGTACTCAAATACCTGGTGGTGGAAAAGCAGAACTTCAAAAAGGTGCTGGGGCTAGAGCATTTGCTGTATTAGAACCAGAAGCCCGTGCCGCATTGCTTTTGAATATGGGTAGAATACCTAATTTATATTCACCAGGTATGGCGCCTAACCCAGACTTTATTGGAAAAATGTTAAAAGATGGAAGAGTTGTTCCTAGAACCGAAGACTTTGCGGCTTACGAAAAAATTGCTGCATACTCTGAATGGGCTGGAGAAGTACCTACCAATACAGTTATTAAATTTGCGAATAATCCTGATCTTGCTAAACAATTTTTTGGCTCAGTAAGTACTGCACCTAGGGCAGTTACCTCTCCTGCTGCTCTTCAGGCAGAACTAAACGATAAGTTCTTAGATTTATTTGAAACTCAAGCAGATCCTGCGCTAGCAAAAGCATACGTAAAAGAAATTAACGCACTTGAATCTAAGTCTAAATCAGTTAGCGCACAACAAAAAGAAGATATTCTTTTAAAGTATATACAGAAAAAAGCAAGCGAGTTGTACAATCTTGAACAAACTACACTAGTCCCCGGTGCCACAAGTAAGGGTGCTTTAGGTAGAACTGTTAGAAGTATTAGAACAGCCTATGAAGATAATGGTATACCTATCAATGAGAAGGATATATACAATAAGGCAGTTCAGTCATTAAGAAGTAATGATGCATATAAAAATGTTATTGATGGTGTAACTATGCAGGCTAGCACTATTATGCCAGCCTTTAAAGACCTATTTGCACAAGGCAAGAACGCTAGAGAAGTACTATCCCCTTGGATAAATACTAGAGCACAAATACTTGATATACCTGTAGATCAAATTAAAGTATCTGATATGTATGAAATTGGTTCAGGTCCAGCACCAGTATCTATACAAGATTACAAGAAACAACTCTATAGAAGTCCTGAATTTAAAAAGACAAGCGCCTACCAAGAACGTTCTTTAAATGATTTACAGACATTACTTAGAGCATTTAACATAGGATAGGGAAACAATGGTTATAAATGTACGTAGTGAATTCGAGAAAAAGCAGGCCGCTAAATCTGCTGCCCCGAAACCACCTGTCCAAACAAGCACTGCAAATCAACGTGAAAATAGACCAGTTACGCAAACTACTAGACCAGCGGCAGAATCCTATAAACCTTCTCCTGCTACTAGAACTCCAACAGTACAAACTAAACCAGTACAAGCACCTGTTAGACGTACACCAACGGCTGGAGAAGCAGCATCTGCTAGATACGCAGCCGAGGCTGCTGACTTTGCTGCTGGCACTGGTAAGTATGCCCAGCCATCAACTGTAGATAAAACAACAACTGATGAATCGACTGGCAAAACTGTTCTTAGATCGGTAACAAACGCCGATGGAACTGTAACTATTTTTTACAGCGATGGAACCAGTGAAACCTTTGGCACTCCTACTACTCCTGCCAAAAAAGAAGTAATACCAAATGTGGCATATGACACTATTGAATCAATACTCAGATCATATAATATTACAGATATTGCCTCTGTGTTAAACACTATTAGGGACGAATATCCAGAGGCTAGTAGCGAAGATGTATTGACTTTACTTCAGTTTGATCCTAGATATAACGCTAAGTTTAATGCAAGATTTGCTGCAAATGTGGAGAGACAAAAGGCTGGTAAGCCAGTTCTTTCCCCAGGAGAATACTTAAAACTTGAGCAAGGCTACATAAAGATATTTAATGCGTATAACTTGCCTACATTTAAGACCCAATCCTATTATGATAAATTCATTAAAGAGGATCTTGATGTTGTAGAGGTAACTGATAGAGTTCAATTAGCATTTGATAGGGTATTAAATGACGAACCTACTAAGAATGCGTTTAATAAGTTCTTCTCAGCCCTAGGTTTTAGCGACATTGTTGCTGGTATGTTAGACCCAATAAATCAAATACCTGCTCTTGAAAGAAAGGTTAAGGCTGCCGAGATCGGCGGTGCTGCACTTCGTCAAGGACTTAGCGCTAGTGAACTTGCTTCAACTGAGGCACAAGCAAATGTACCATTCTCTAATGTTACAAGAGGCACACTAGGTGCTGATGTATTAGCACAACAAGGTGTTACTAAGGCTCAAGCCGAAGCAGGATTTAGAAAAGTAGCAGAAGTATTACCTACTGCCGAGAAGTTAAGTTCTATCTATGGTGGAACTGAGGCTCAATACGGAAGATTAGAAGCAGAACAAGAGCAGTTACAAGGTCTGGCTTCAGCAGCACGCAAGAGACAAAGACTATCAGAACTAGAAGCGGCACAGTTCCGTAAGAGTTCTGGTCTAGGTAGAGGCGCACTTTCAAGTCCTACTAGTATATAAATAGAATCCTGACACGGATCAATCGGCCCCGTGCAGCGTATTAGACCGATAGCAAGAGCCAACCAATTTCCCCGAATTGACTTGAGGCTTGCGACTACAACGAATAGAAGGGTGGGTTGCTATGAGCAACAACTACTGGGAAGACGAAGACGACGATCTGGATACAGATACAGATACACAAATGGATGGAAGTGACTTACTTAAAAAGTTACGTAAAGCCAAGCGTGCAGATGAGAAACGTATCAAAGAACTCACTGAGCAACTTGAGGGATTAACCAAGGTGCAGCGTGAACGAGTTGTCAAAGAAGTCCTAGAAAAGAAGGGTGTCAACGCAAAGGCTGCTAGACTAGTTCTTAAAGACTTAGATGATGTTAACGAAGATACAGTGAATAACTGGCTCGAAGATAACGCTGATCTATTTGGAATTAAGATCGATAAGGAAGAGCCAAAAGTAAGTGAGACAGATAGAGCAGCCCTAAGGCAGCAAGATGTACTCACACAAAATGCTATGACCCCGGACCGAGCAGAGGATTTAAATCTTCGCATTGATAATGCAGATTCGATGGATGCATTATTAGATGTACTTCGCTCACAATAATTCCGTTCATAGTCACTTGGAGGTGACAAACAATGGCAACAGTAAACTATACTACCACAGGTAGTTCCTCTTTAGGAGGTACCGCTGGTGCTGCTGGTTTGGTTCAGAAGGCGTAT